ACTTAGGTGTAAACTGGGCACTGGCAGGATTGAATGTAATCTATTTGACATTTGAACTTTCTGAGAACTTGGTTAGTATGCGTGTAGATTCAATGACTACAGATATTCCAAGTAGAGATATTTTCAAGAACATCGAAGATGTTGAAATGAAAGTTAAGATGATTGGAAAGAAGTCGGGTGCATTCCAAGTCAAGTACATGCCAACTGGTAAGAACGCAAATGATATTAGAAGTTTCTTAAAAGAATATGAAATTAAAACAGGCAAAAAAGTAGATGTATTGCTTGTAGATTATTTAGATTTGATGCATCCTATAGCGGCAAAGATAAGTGCAGAGAACTTGTTTGTGAAAGACAAGTATGTATCAGAAGAACTAAGAGATCTTGCAATGGAACTTAACACATTGTTTGTGACAGCATCACAGTTAAATAGAAGTTCAGTTGAAGAAATAGAATTCGATCATTCGCACATCAGCGGAGGAATAAGTAAAATTAATACTGCTGATAATTTAATTGGTATCTTTACTAGCAGAGCAATGCGTGAGCGTGGACGTTATCAAATACAACTTATGAAGACTAGAAGTAGTTCAGGCGTAGGACAAAAGATAGATTTAGAGTTTGATGTAGACAGTTTGCGTATTAGAGATTTAGCTGAAGATGAAGAATATCAAGAATTTGCAAAACGTAAATCAACAGTATTTGATCAAATTAAAAGAGGTGCTACTGCTACAACAGACACTGAAGAAACAAATGATGATCCTACACAGGGCGATACTGTTGGAAAAATTAAAGTGCAAACAGACAGTACAAAGTTAAAACAATTTTTAAATAATTTGGGGACAGAATAGTATATGCTACAATTAATAAACGGACATGAAGACTTATCTGCATTTCTAAAAGACGATCCAGTAAGGCCACATATACCTATGTCGTGGCGAGTAACACAAGGCAGAGAAGTATATGGTCTGTTTGAAGATCAATATGCTGTAGAAGCTCCTGTAAACTTTGAAGGGCCTAGAGCTATAATATGTGTTGCATACACAAACGGTGTAGGAATAGAAGAAAGAGATCTTAATAATATTAAGGATCCGGACACAGCTATGTTTTACACAGTATGGAGTTATGACAAAGGTGCTGGTAGAGAAATTGTTTTAGCAACACAAAAACATATTCAAGAAACAAAAAAACATATTTTTAGATTTGTAACACTGTCGCCATTGACAGTAATGGCTGAACGCTTTCATTTACGTAACGGCGCTCACTTTATACGCAAGGGCAAAAAGTGTCAAAATTTTGAGTATCCAAGGCAATAATAATGCATATAACACCTTTATTTCCAAATGTATTTGCAGAAGAAAAACTTGATATTGACAATGAGCAACTGCTTAACCATTGCATTGAACTAGAAAAAAATGGCGTAGCACACGATCATTTTAGACCAAAGGGTGTAGGGTTTTCAATGGATGGTGGCTGGCAAAGTGGATTTATAGATTTATCACACGAATCATTACAACCTTTGATATCTATTATCCAAGATAGAATAGAAGGTTTTAAGAAAAATATTTTCATGTTGCGTGACGAGTGTGATGTAAAAATACAAAATGGTTGGTTTAATAGAATGTGCCCGGCATTCAAAGATAGTGTAGAACTTGCAAGTGTAGAACCTCATAGACATGCAAATTATTTTCTAAGTTTTGTATATTATGTACAAGCTGAACAAGACTGCGGAGACTTGGTTATTATGCCAAATGATCATAGCACAGAGTTTATGATCCCATATGCATACACAGCAGAAACAAATTTATACAATGCTTCAAGGCATAGATTTGAGCCCAAGACAGGTACACTAGTTGCTTTTCCTACATGGCTGTTGCATATGGTGGGACCTAACAGAAGTGGCACTGACAGAATAAGTTTTGCTGTTAATACAAAACTTCCTCACATTAAAGAAACATATAGACTGTAACTAATCAGTTTTTACACAGATTGCTTGCCGTCCCACAGGAAAATATCCTTCTTCGCCTGCTAGTATTTCTCTTTGTGCAAAACATTCTGGCATTGTATCAAATTTAAATCCTGGACCCATAGCATTTACAGCGTGAATATCATTGCCTACTATGAGAATATAAACTAATATCCATTTCATATTAAATCCTTTTTTGGCTGGTATAAATAATTAGCGTTGGAAACAACGACTAGGCACTAGATTAGAACAACGAAAGGCTAACATGGCAACAGATTTAGAAAACATTGAAAGGCTGTTAAAAAAATTTAAAAGGCCTGTCCCACCCGGACTCGAATATCAAAATCGTTTAGCTGAAGAATTTGAGCTCATTCTCTCTCAACGATTCACTGATTACTTCCTTCAAATTTGTGACATCATTGACTTGACTGCGGACCTTACACATATGACACGTGGGTCAGCAGGTTCTAGCCTGGTGTGCTACCTATTGGGTATAACAGACGTTGATCCGATTATGTGGCAAATACCTGTGGCACGGTTTATGAATCCTATGAGGGACGACCTGCCGGATGTTGATATAGATTTTGAACATTGGCGTCAACTAGAAGTAATGGAACGCATATTCAAAAAATGGCCAGGCAAGACGGCAAGGTTAAGCAATTACGTGACCTATAAGGAAAAGTCAGCCCGCCGAGAAGCTGCCAAGCGACTCGGAGCCACAGGTAATCTGCCCAGAGGTTTCACTTACGAATCAGTAGGTGTAGATCCAAAAGAAGCTAAACGCATAGAGCGTAAGCTGTTAGGCAAAAAAAGATGCATATCAAAACACTGTGGAGGAATCGTAATGTTTACAAGGCAACTACCTAAATCACTTATATCAGCAGACAACCAAATACTACTAGACAAATATGAAGTTGAAGACTTAGAACATCTCAAGGTTGACATACTAGCCAACCGTGGATTATCACAACTAATGGAAATAGATCCAGACACTCCTTTGGCGTCTTATCCGCACACAGACGCCCGTACAAGCGCCTTATTATCAAGAGGTGATGTGTTGGGTGTAACACAAGGAGAATCACCTGCAATGCGCCGTTTGTTTAGAGCTATACAGCCTACATCAATGCAAGACTGTGTGTTCGCTACAGCAATGATCAGACCTGTAGCAATGTCAGGCAGACAGAAAGCATCAATGTTTCAGGACTGGTCACGAGAAGCTGTGCAAGATGCAATCGTGTTTGAAGATGATGCTATAGAAATCATAAGTAATATCATCGGTGTTGATCAATATGAAGCTGACATGTACAGGAGGGCATTTGCAAAAAAGAATGATGAAAAGATACTGGAGTTTGTTGAAAGGCTCGGCAATAATCCTCGTAAGCAAGAAGCTATGGAGGCGCTTCAAGAATTATCAGGTTTCGGCCTTTGTAGAGCTCATGCAGTCAACCTCGGAAGACTCATCTGGGCACTCGCGTACCAAAAGGCGCACAACCCAGAAGCGTTCTGGAGAGCAAACCTAAAACACTGTGAAGGATCATATAGAGGGTGGGTCTATCAGTGTGAAGCACACCGGCGTGGCCTCGACACTAAACCTGGATGGTGGCAACACAATTTCCCCAAGGGTATGGGTGTACGCCAGCAATGGTTAGACAGGGTACAGTTTGCAGGCATCATTGCCAACGGTAGGGTCTTCAGAGGACGTAACGGACGTTGGGTAACTTTTCTTACCCTAGGCACTGACTACGGCGAATATATAGACATTACTGTACAACGTCCATTTCAATATCGTGACGGTGACATAGTTAAAGGGTCAGGTCGTGTACGTCATCAAAATAATTCAGATTATATACAGTGTTCGGATGCTACAGTTATGACATGGGCTCAGTATCATCATCGAGAATATAGTTAGGGTTCCATTTCATACCCCAAGCAGTTAACGCCCAACGTTCTCCAGAACTAGGGGGTGTAGCACGATGGAGATCATCTGCAGGAAACAACACTGCCCAACCTTCTGGTAAATCCCATTGATGATGCTCTGTTTCTATTATAGCGTCAGGAGCAGATCGTAACGTGCAGGTTAAAGTAAGACTGCGATTGCTTTTTCTATTAGTACGTTCCCACTTGGGTATAGAATCTCTGTGCCAATCATACAGCTCACCCTTTTGGTAAACAGAAATCTGCCAATGCTCTTGTATCCAATCAACAGGCAAATCAGGTCTAGCTGACAGGTGTTGCTTAACAGTGTAGTAGTTACACCATTTCTTATCAACATCGTCAGGGTGTAACCAATAGACTGAATTGGTTCTAAGAGATTGTATGCCGCCCACAGTCCAGCCTCGCATGATGTCATGTTGACGTCTAGCAAATTTGATTATGCGTTTACAGTCCTTGGGACTGAACAGTTGGAACGGTGTGTACAGTGGTGTATGTGGCATCACTGTATTTAACCACGCAGTTAACTTACTACTGTAACGCCTGAATCTCGATCCAAGAACTTGTAATCAATCAGCTGGAATGTTTTCTATTGAAAATAAGGTCCAACTGCCCAGGCAACAAGACTTTCACGTGTGCCCGTGACAATGGGTGTAACAGTGTGTGGCATGAATGAAGGGAAGAACACAGCTGAGTTTGCGGGCAACTTGCCTACGTGCCAGCCCTGTTGTACAGAAGCAAAAGTCAACTCTCCACCTTCATATTGATCCGTTAACATGATGCTGCAGGATATTTTTCTTATCTGTTGCGACTGTGGATCCTTGATTCCTGTGTCCACATGCCAATCAAATTCATTTTGGTCAGTGTAGGTAAGATGCTGTAAGGGTGCTATGAAGTCTATAGCAAAGCCAAACTTGTGTTCATTTACCATTCTAAACACAGTGGCAAGATGTTCGTATATGGGCTTGAGCTGTTCGTCATACAGCCAACGAGCTTGAAACCCTTTGCGTATTGCATCACCAGTTCCCTGTTCAACAGGTGTGCGAGCAGCCACTGATCTTATGATTGCAAGCTGTGATTCTGTGAACACATCATCAACACGATGGTGCCAAGTTTCATCTACTGGATCTGGATTACGCAGGTATATCATCAGAAATATTTAACAGAACACGCCGCACACCAGCCACGAAGTGGTCCTGCGCCAAAAAATCCGCGAAGCGGTAAAGCGGTTTTTTTAGAACGAACGCGAAGCGTTTGCGGTAGCAAAAGCACGGTAAAGCAAAAACACAGTACAACAGTACCGAATGGTGCGTATAGGATGAAAAATTCTTCAATCGCCACGACAGACTATGAGCATAGCCCTGCAAATAGTCTACAATAGTGAATTGAGTTTTTATGGCTCTTTATACAGAAAGATAGGAGTTAGCATCCTGTTTAACTGTGCCCTGTAGCCATGTGTTAAAGCTGAGTGTGTATCTCGCATCTATTGAGTTTACTGTTTCCACTTGATGCTGTAACCACGATGGAAATACGAGGATGTCCCCACGACAGGGTTCAATGCGCCAAGTAGCTGAGTTCCACGCAGGTGCTGAGTGTTGATCATATTCAATCTGTGGATAACGATCATTTACAAAAGTAATAGCAGCTGGTTCATCACTGAAGTATACCACTGCTGACACTAGGCTGTTTGTGTGCCAATGACGATGATGACTCTGTCCATGTTGAGTGCGATTGAACCATGATGTTGATATGATCAGTTCAGCTGCTGCTGATGCACACAGAGTTTCTCTCCACACTGTGCTTACATGCTGTTGACACTGATCTCTCAACTTGGGTAAATCATCCAACACACGCTGTGATTCAGTTATGGAGTTTGAATAATTGGCTTGCCAAGCTAATGATGCGAAATCAACATCAGGCGTGTGTACTGTGCCAGTGTATATGAATGCACCAAATATCTGCTGTACTGTCATGTGTATACTTATTAGAGCTAAACCGCAGTTGCACACGGTTTGACTGCGTAGAGGTTGTCATTCTGCATATTGAAAATCCTACGGTTTGTGTATAAGTATTAGTATGCAGGATGCTTATGTCGCTGTGTTCCAAGATGTTGTAAGCACAGCTAGAGAACAAACTGGAATTGAATTTCCACTGCACATAGAACACTATGTTGTGGCACTGCTTGCTGAGCATGTTGATCGTGCAGACTTCCTACCTAAAACGTCATTTGCTGAGTCGTTGCTGACTATACACAATTCACGCACTGCTAAAGAACTGGGTGATACATGCTTGTTTGTAACTGGTGTGTTTCCCAACTACGGTATTGATAGACGTTACTATATGTCAATAGGACAATCAGCATACACTCGCATAGACACAGAACTGTTCAATATGGTAAGTGCTTACTTTCCTGCTATATCAGACTTTATAAACGTGTGTGTACATGGCTGTGAAACAGACCCAATACACTTTTACGACTACGACTGGTAAGTATCTTTTCCACTGTGCCAAAGCGATCTTGCAGTCCTTGTGACAGTATGGTCATTGTAGTTTGAAACTGTTCGTGTATGGATAGATCGTATGATGATATCTGTGGTTCAAAATATTCACGCAGGTCTTTGTGCATTTTTTCACGCTGACGATGACAGCGCCGCAGTGTTGCTATACAGCGTAGGAGGTCCAGTTTCTGTGCTACAGTAAAACGTGGTAGAGAGGATTCTCGTTCTAGATATCGTAAGAGTCGATTGATGGGTATGTGCTTCATTTGTCCTTGGGATCAAACACTCCAAACAGAATCAGTACAAGTACCACTGCCATCACCGCGCCCATGATCATTTGCCATTCTTCTTTTGTCATTGCTGTGTACTTATCCCGAAAAGGGTTCTACAGCCAAAAAAATCAAATTACAAAAAATTTAGGAGAAGTACTTATAGATTCGAGGTGGTGATTTTACTTCGGCTTAAGGGCTGTGCTAAGTGCTTGATATTGTGTGTGTTTACCCTCCCCACCCCTCGAGAAAAAAATAATTTTTCTCTCGGGAAATTTTTTCAAAAAAAAAGGCGACCATTTCGATCGCCTTGAGTTCTGAGGGAGATTATTTTCTTGTGGACTATTTAGTCCATCCTAGAACCAGCATAGATCTTAACGTCCGGCAGCTCTGCTCGCACTGTGTCCACGTAGGCCTGTGCTCCAGCTTCTTTAGCTGATATGCTCTGCGTATAGCTCTTGCTGGGGTTCCACAACTGCCAGCCTCCGCCGTATGCTTTGTCAAAGCCCTGTGCCTTGAAGCTCTTGCCCAGCTTGCTTGCACCGTTCACATATGCTGTGACCCAAGCAAAGCCACAAGCATCATGATCACCATAACGGTTGAGATGATCGTTAGTGGCAGTCTCAGCCGCTGCCATTGCTCGTTCGTGAAGTTCTTGTGTAAGCATAGTGCCCTCCTTATATTGATTTACGAACTTGGATTGATTCAGCAGGCTCAAAGCCCATCATTGCTACACGATATAGAGTGCCATCTACCTTCATGTAGTCACCTACCGATGTTGAACGGTAACCATACTCACCTGGTGCAGGCGGATTGATCACTTCAACATCATCGTTGGCATCACCGTTGCCTTCGATATCTGATCTGCTCCATGAACCTTCAACATTGTTGGTCCAACGATAAGCATACTCCAGAGCCTCCATAACACCCATTCTGTCATCTGCTGTGACGGTTGCCATGTGCTCTGCTTGGTCTTCAAACGCTGCGTGGATAACTTGTATTTGCATATTGCCCTCTCTTTTAGTTTATATATAGATATTACAGTCTAAATCCTCAAAGGTCAACCCCTAAATTCAGCCAAAAAAAGTGCCCGGGATCTTTGTGTTTGATCCCGAGCACCAATGAAGCAGAGCGTGTTGAGGGCGTGTACTCTGCTTCCCTGTGTGCGGAGCGTGAGGGCTATGCTCGACGCATCACAGTATTCTCTGCCATTGCTTCCCACTTGTCTGGGAATGCTTTGGCCAAGTCGGCTATCTTGAGAACTGTTCTTAGACTCAGCTCTCTCAGCTTCTTCTTATTGATATCCACATAGTCAACGATATCATCTATCTTCGACTCGTGGAAGCCATATTCATCCAACATGCCATCTTCTGTGATCTGCTTGATACGTAGCATCTTCTCTCGCTCTGTATCAATGGTCAAATCAATGTAGTGGCATCTGCTCTCAAGAGCTTCCAAGTGATCCCTCATCTTCTTGCTCTTGACATTATCGAACTTGATGTTCGTAATGAATATCGCCGACCCTTTAAACTCAAATGAATCCGGCACACCTTCGTTACGCAACTTGAACGAATCTGTGTTCCAATGTATACGTCTGGTCTTCTTAGAGTCCAGTGCCGCCTTCAGGATGTTCAGGCAAAGCTCATCTGAGAACACTGAGTCACAGTCATCAAACACGATAACGTTATCCTTGTCAGCGAACTTGTACAGCTTACAGTAGAGGCCGATAGCACTCATAGCACCCTTGACCACTTCATACTTGGGCTGGCTCTCGCTTAGTGTAGCGATCATATCGTGTCGGCCCAGTACCTTCTCTACACCATGCGACTTGCCAACACCTGGAGGTCCTGATACGATCATAGCTCGCACATCACCTTTCTTACAGGCTCGGGTCATGTCCTCCAGCATGTCGAATCTCTCACGCAGGCGATCGATAGTCTCTTCATCAGTCTCCTCACGTTCGGTCACTGTAGCATTGCCTGCGTCCTCATATGAGTCTGCAGAGCTAACCTTGATCTTGATGTTACGATCTGGGAAGCCTGCTACAGCATTGCCGTCTACGGTTACGTAGCCACCCACGGCTCCGATCTTGAAACCTTCTACCAGTGGAAACACCATACCTGCTAGGTCCTGGTCTTTGCCTCTGATCTTGTA